TTTTTCTGTGGTCCGACTTTACGAAACTTGTTTACTTCTTGTTCCTCTTCGCGATCGTAAAAGAAATCGCTGTTATCATGCTTCCGTTTTGCCATGATGTTTCGCCTCAAACTCCTTATGATGTTTGTGATAAAATTGATGGTATAGAGATTCACTCATACCAAATGCCTCGATCTCCCATGGGGAGTCCCAGTATTCGTATCCATGTTCATAGACACGACCCTGATGTTTGACGTCGCCGTTTGCGTAATCATACAGCTCGTCGCACATATATTGTTTCACGTGCGTCATCTCGTGAAACAAAGTTCTTAATGCTTGTGATAGTCGGACAATCGTATTTTTACAACGATTGTCCACTAGCGTTTTGATTGCGATTTTGAATTGCTTACGACCGTTTTTGGCGCCAACGAAACAGCATTCACCATACCAAACATTCTCGAAAAATTCATCATCAGGAAAATCGATGGTGATTGTCATCTTTTTCTGTTGTGTTTCTGAGAGAAATTTATCTGAGGCGAACTTCGCAGCTTTACGAAAGCAACGAAGTTCTTCGTCTGTAAATGAATCTGTTTTGTTGACTCGTATCATGGGTCGGTGATTATTCTACACGCAGCAGCACAATATCCTTGTTAATACGACCATTCATCTCAGCACCTTTCGAGTTGATTTCTCCCATCAACTTCCGAAGAGCAACTTTACCCGCACTCAAGACTTTCGGTAGCGTGTCATTCGGCTTCCGAAGAGTCTTACAGATTGACTCGGTGTATTTATAATTTTGAATCGAACTGCCCTTGACTACAAGACCAACAGTGTCCTCTGCGATGTAGACGCCGAGCTTCCGCGTCTTGGTGTTAAACACCCACAGCTGCATCGCGCCAGGAATCTTGACAGGATTCACAGACTGAATCTTGAAGTCGTCGTCGCGTTCCTTGAATTTGAGACCAGCAACCTTCTTCTCGACAGGGACTGCCTTCTTCTTTCTGGGCTTGCGAGCAACCTTCTGATTATCAGAGATGCGTTCAGCATCCTTGATGATCTTACCAATCAGGAAAATGATATTGCGAAGACGACCTTTGGTATAACCTTCATAACCTTCGCTGGTTTCAGGATCTGATCCTTCCTCGGCGATCACAACTTCCTGGACTGACTTTCGGAAGTGTTCGATGATCTTGGACGCATGCATCGGTTTGACGTCATTATCAACCATCCACTGATATGGATTGCATTCTTTCGCGTTCCCACGGATACCATACTCATCGACCATCCCCTCCAACTCGCCGATAAACTCATCGACTTTTTGCTGGACTCGTTCCTGAATCGACACGACGTTGGCTGATCCTTTCGACTTTTTCGCAGCCTGACTACGGAGCTCCTGGAGTTCAGCTTGAAATGCTTCTCTCATCTCATAGTATGTCTCCATCGACTTCTCGTTGAACTTGAACCCACGAGAGATCATACGCTCAACCCAAGCATAAGTAATGTGACGTCGCGCGAGCGAAACATCACACTTCAAATACTTGGATGCATCGTTGTCGGTTTTGTTCTCGTTGTACCAAGTCAATGCTCGACCTGACTCGGCGATCGTGCAAATTTCATCAGAATCCCACATGGGCTCATATGCTTTTTGCGCTTTGTACTCTTGCTGCATCTGGACCTTTTTGGTCTCTTTCACGAAGATATTCCTCTCAACTGGAAACAGTATTCTATATGAACTGTTGGCGTTTGTAAATACAAATTATTTCTACTGAAATCAATGACTTAGACCAAAAGCTGTGGTCTACTCGTATTTTCAGCCGAAATAGATATGACGTTTTCTACACGGAATGACCGCCAACCATTAGATTCCAAATCCCAAACGGAAAGCGAGGCTCGATTATACTCGCTCAGAGGCATACCTTTATTTTGATATTCCTCAGGGAGGAAACTGGAGTTCAGCGTGCATCGCATGTTGCGTTGCGATCCATCGACTTTTGTAAACGTAACATTACAAACACCACTTTGAAGTTGTGATAGCAACCAATTTGAATCAAACATTTACTACATTCTCCTTTCGAATCAATTTTTCAATTTCTTCAAGTTTTTCAGTTATTGCTTTCATAGAATTGTAATTCGTCATAATAGATATCATTCTGTTAAACATGAATGTTTTAATTAATCTTTCAGACTCTTTACACTTCTTCATTATCATAGCTTCTTGATCGCCAGAAAGCAAATTTTTCGCATAAGTTGATGGAGAACTCAGTGTTGCTTCTGTAAATTCAATTCCACCATTTTTGAGTAGGAACACAATGTAATGCTTATATCCATTTTCAGTCTTTTCAAATTCAGCATTGGCGAATTCAAGATAACTGAGTTTCCATACTTCACCATACTTTTGATCTGGAACACCATAGAATAAAATACCATCAAATTCAGGATACTTTTCTACGATCTGATCTACCTTTAACATCTGCATTTATTTGACTTCCTATTTCGTATACGGTATAATAGAGTGTCGTTTATGAAAAGAATTGTTATATCAGATATTGTACTTGATATAGAGTGCAATGTAAAATGAATCTACGATATCAGTAACTGGACTGTCAAGTTTACCAGATGGGGAATAAAGTTGTATGAGGTTTTGACCTGTTCTTGCGACGAACGCTTCATACATCTTTTCTTTATTGGCATTTCCTTTCCCAGTAGCAAACTTTTTAATTGTGCTTGGTGCGAAAGTTTGGAATGGGAATTTGTTATGCCAAAGTCTATATTTCAGATAACCACAATTCTCAGCAATGTGAAAGACTCTTCCCGTTGAACCGAAGGAATAGTCTTCGATCGCGATCATTGTTACGTCTTTTGGTATATAGTCGACAAAGCAACAAGCAATATCATGGTATCGCTCTTGTTCTGTCAGATACGACAGATGCGACATGCCATTGATATTTCCTTTTGTGCCTATTACTTTTTTTTGATTTGTTAGGAAGTAGAACTTGGAGTTCTCGAACTCTGATTTATTTGGATCGTCAGTGTATACACACATGCATGGTGTTGATAGCGAATAGTCAATCCCTACGAATTTTCTAATCGTAGTTTCGGTAGTCATCTAAGTCTTCGTTTTCTTCATCATCAAAGTCATATTCTTCATCATAAATTTTCTCACCGCAAAACGGACAATATTCGACAACTGTAACTTCTTCGTCTTCTATATCAAACATTTCAATCATGAATGTTGAACTGCATTCTGTACATGTTTTCTGCGTTTTTGCATCTCTAAACATCGTTTTCCTCTATATCATAATCGTATTTATCATTATCTGATAGCACCCACTTCGACGCATTCTCAACTGACCATGAATGCGTATTTAGTTTTCTTTCAATCAAAAACTGATCGGGTTTGGTTACGAACGAAGGCTCATATACTTTGACGCGATTGTTTGGTTGAATCGCATAGTTGCCATCGTCTCGTTCGATTACATGTCCGCATTTATGCTGACCTGGAGCCTCGCTGAATCCCACGTTTGGAATGTTCTTATCTTCGTGTGCCCAATCGAGCGTGAACAGATACGTTCCCATTATCTTTTCTTTCGATCGATTTATATATGACATTCTCATGCCACTCAGATATAAAAATTGAGTGCATGAAACGTAATTGCTGAATGAGTTCCAGAGAACTAACTGATGAAGATCCTGTAACGGAACATCAGGTCTTGAACAAAATGCATGAATCGGCATTCTCCACCAGAGACCACCATCCTCAAGAACGAAATGAAATAGTGGTGATGTTCCTGGTATTGACGACATACCAAATATGGTTACTGGAAAGTATGTGTCGGATGGCGAGAACTCTTTTCTATTCTGTAGAAAGTTTGTTCGAATATAACACTCAATCGGAGGTATGTTTATATTCAGATATGCCATCTATGCCCACACTTCTTCCCAGCTTCCACTTAACGATCCCTTCGCATAATCTGTTGCTCTGTTCTCGAAGAAATTGGTATGGCTCGGAGCATTGATCAATTCTTCTACCCATGGCAATGGATTGCGCTTGACTTTATATATTCCCTTCATACCAAGAGCAATCAATCGCCTGTCAGCAATGTAACGAATGTATTGCTTTACTTCTTCAGCAGTTAGATCAGGCATTGGTCCCATCTTGAATGCGAGGTCAATGAAGTTATCCTCAAGCTCAACCATCTTCTCAGCGATACGATAGATAGAGCTCTTGAGTTCATCATTCCAGATTTCTCTGTTCTCTTCAACGTATGTACGGAACAGTTTGATCATTGATTCGCAGTGAATTGTTTCGTCAACAATTGACCATGTAATGATCTGCCCCATGCCATTCATTAGTCCATGTCTTGGGAAGTTCAGAAGCATGATGAATGAGCTGAATAACTGTAATCCTTCTGTAAATGCAGAGAACGCAGCGATTTGTTCAGCAATTTTATTTTTTTCGGTGTTACCTGTATTCAGGAAACCAGCGAAATAGTCATGCTTGTCGCGCATCTCTTGATATGACAGGAACTCGTTGTAAGTTGACTCTGGCATGCCAAGCGTTTCAATCAGATAAGAATATGCTGCCACGTGGACTGCTTCTCTCGCAGCAAATCCAAGAAGCATCATACGAACTTCAGGCTGTGGAAAATACTGAAGATAGTTCTTTACATAACCACCAGCAACATCGATGTCACCTTGAGTGAAGAATCTAAATATGTTGGTGAGAAAATACTTCTGTTCTTCTGTTAGTTTCTTCTTCCAATCTTTCACATCCTCAATCATAGGGACTTCAGTCATAAGCCAGTGAGCCTGCTCATGTTGTAACCATGCATTGTATGCGAATGGATAGCTGAATGGTTTGTAATAGTTTCGTTCTTCGGTAAGTGTCGGTTTCATTTTACTCCTCAGCCTTCACAAGCAAGACAGACTTCTTCTTCAGTCGCCAATGCTTTGAGGTCAATTTCCTTGATGATATCTCGTTCGATTCTCTTATGTAGCTTATCTGCTTTTCGGATCTTTTCAGAACGGCAATAATACAGCGTCTTCAATCCACTCTTCCATGCCATGAAGTGTGCTGCATGTATATATTTTACGTTACTATCGGGTCTAAAGAAAAGATTTAATGACTGCGCTTGATCGATAAATTCTTGACGATCAGCTGCATGTTGAACAACCCATCGCTGATCAATTTCCATTGCCGTTTTGAATACATCTTTTTCGTAGTCAGTCAATATATCTAGGTGCTGCACTGAACCGTCATTTGCGATGATAGTCTGCCAAACTTTAGCGAGTTCATCTTCATCAGAGATTTTAGACTTCAGCAAATTATTGAGAAATCTATTCTTGTTCAAAAATGCACCAGAGAGTGTATCCT